CCGTGCATAACTCGCTTCGTCCACACCTTGGATGGGGGGGGGTGATCCGCCGAACGCTATTCCGCCGGGTCAGCGATCTGCACCATCGTCTTCGGCACCGGCGAACGCGACGGCAGCAGCAGCAGGCCGCCCGTCACCTGCTCGATCCTGGCGTCCGGGTAGACGGCCGAGACTGATCGCAGGGCCTTCACCATCTCCCGCTTGAAGTCCTTCGCCTCGCGATACTCCTGGCCGAACTGGGAGCGCAGGTTCGCCCAGGACAAGCGCGTGCCGCTGGCGCTCTTCACGCGATGCAGGCGGTGGGCGAGCCAGGAATACACGTCCAGGGCCAGAGCGGAGTGCTTCAGGGCGCTCAGTGCCCGCGCATCGAGCGGGACGGCATATTCGATCAGGGAGGCATAAAAGTCGGGCGTCAGCTCGATCACGCCCGGCCAGAGGGCGCGCTGGTTCGGCGAGGCGCTCATCCAGGCGGAGAAGCGCTTGATGGGCTTCGTGTCCAGCGTCTCCAGCCCGACGCCGAGGCTCATCCTGCAGGCAGCCAGGGCGCGCATCTGGCGGTTGAAGTTGGCGTATTCCTCGCCCCCGGTGCTGATCCCGAGGTGCAGGAGGAACTCGCGAACGGAATGGCCGACCTCGACCACCGGCGACCGGGTCCTGACGGCCTCGCTGCTGACGTGGACCAGCGCGAGCCGCGGCCGGGTGCCATAGGGCAGAGGCTGCTGCTGCCACACCTTGCCGTTCCAGAGCTTCCCGGCCTCGATCAGGAGGGAGACGTTGCCGCTGGTCCTCTCGAAGGTCTCGCCGTCCACACGCCGGCGGGGCAGCCCAACCTGGCAAAGCACGGAGTGGAGGAAGTCGGCCCGGCGCGGGGGTTCGTCCGCGATCGTCTCCGCGGCGCGCACGATCCGGGCTACTGTCGGCGTGATAGCCGTGGCGACATCAAGCAGTTCCCCCTGCCCGGCCGTCTTGGGCTTCGGCCGCTTCGCCATGGGCTTCCTCGGCTGGTGACCGGCCTACGTTACCGGGCCGGGCTGAGTCGCGGCAATGTCGGGTATCACGTCCAAACCGAATTGATGATCCATCATAAAACGCCATTGACGCCAAGATGGTGCATCATTACTCCTGAGAAGAGGAAGTATCAGGAGTAATGTTGCCATGGGTGGCGAGATTGTCCCTGCCGCCGATGCCGGCCTCGTGCTGACGCCCGCGGCCGTCGCGCGAGCCCAGGCCTATCAGCGCGCCTCGCGGTCCAGGGGCACGATGAGGGTCTACGCGGGCGACTGGCGCCGCTTCGCCGCCTGGTGCGAGGAAGCGCGCGTCCCTCCCCTCCCCGCTCAGCCGGCTGCCGTGGTCGCTTTCCTTGCCTCTGAGGCTGACAGCGGCATCAAGGCGGCAACCATAACCCGCCGTGCCGCAGCCATCAGCTACATGCACGAGATCGAGCGTCTCCCTTCCCCGACGGCCGATCCGGCTGTGAAGGCTGTCCTCGGCGGCATCCGGCGCACGCTTGGGACCAGGCCAGAGCAGAAAGCCCCGGCGACCGCGAGCAGGCTTCGGGACATGCTCGCTCACTGCCCGGCCACGAAGCGCGGAAAGCGCGACCGCGCTCTCCTAGCGCTGGGCTTCGCCGGAGCATTCCGCCGTTCCGAGCTGGTGGCGCTGACGGTCGAGGACATCACCGAAACCGCGCATGGGCTGCGCGTGCTGATCCGCCAGAGCAAGACGGACCAGGAGGGCAAAGGCCATGAGATAGCCATCCTCCGCGGCGCCAAGCTGCGCGCTGTCGAGGCGCTCCGCGATTGGCTGGCCGCGGCCGAGATCACGACAGGCCCTCTCTTCCGGCGCGTGAACAAGGCTGATCGCGTCATGGATGCTGCTCTGGAGCCCGAGAGCGTCGCTGACATCGTGAAGCGCTATGCCGTGCTGGCCGGCTTCGATCCGGCCTCCTATGCGGGCCATTCACTGCGGGCGGGCTTCCTGACGAGCGCCGCTGAGGCGGGGGCAGACGTGTTCCGCATGATGGATGTCAGCCGGCACAAGCGCGTTGAGACGGTTCGCGGCTATATCCGGCGGGCTGACGCCTTCAAGAACCACGCAGGCGCTGGCTTTCTATGAGGGCAGGGCATCATCCCATCGCAGATATGACGGGGTGTCATGTTGCCGAATTGACTTACCGTCATACGCATGAATTGATGATCGATCATATCCGGCAGATGGTGACCCACCAATCGCCTTGGGTGATGATATGATAATCGTGGCGATTGGCAACCTGAAGGGTGGGGTCGGAAAGTCGACCTTGGCCGTCAACTTGGCCTGCGAGCTCGCGGCTCGCTGCACGGTTCGCCTCATCGATGCTGACGTTCAGGAGACGGCCACGGAATGGCTCGCAGGCGGCCGCCTGCCCATATCAGGCGAGGCTCTGCCGCTCGAGGATGAGCGCAAGGCGCCGATGTGGCTGCGGCGCGTGAGAGGGCAGGGGGCTGACCTGGTCGTCATCGACCTGCCTCCGCAGACCGGAGCGTCCACGGCCGCGGCGCTCATGGTGGCGGACCTGTTCCTCATCCCCGTGGCGCCGTCTGGGCTCGACCTCCGGGCAGCGGTGAAGGCGCTGGACCTGCTGAAGGAAGCGCGAGAGGCGAGGGGAGGGGGCGAACCCAAGGCTCTCCTGGTGCCGTCCCGTGTCGATCGACGGACTGGCGCCGGACGCGAGATTGAGGCGGCCCTGCACGAAATGGGCGAGCCAGTAGGGCCGGCGATCGGCCTTCGGTCGGCCTTCATCGACAGCGCAACCTCGAGAGAATGGGTCGGAGGCTTCGCGCCCCGGTCAGTTGGGCATCAAGAAATCCAGGCCTTGGCCGCGGTGGTGGATAGGCTGACACGGAAGAAGGTGGCGGAACATGGCGCAGCGTAGGGGAAGCCTGATCGGCTCGATGAAGGCGGCGGTGGATGTCGTGGAAGCCGAGGCCGCCACGGCGGCCGTCATCCCCCGCACGGCGCTGCCGGCCGGCGAGATGACCACAACCGCCATCCACATCCCCAAGGCCACCTTGTCGCTCCTGCGGCGCGTGGCGGTGTCAAGGGCTGACAGTCAGGGCGGCCGCCCGTCCGTCTCGGCCGTTCTGGCGGAGCTGGTGGAGCGCGCACGGGCAGAGCTGGAAGCAGAGGCCGCACGGCGATGAACTATAATTGACGATCCATCAACATTTGGAATTGATGGTCTATCACTTCATTGCCTACGCTTCCTGCCCGAGGGCCTACTCCTCCAGCGCCCGCCGCATCGTCCTGATCCACATGGCTGTCTCTCGCTACACCTCGCTGCGATCGGCCAGACGCGACGGCAGAGTCTCGCCTCCCTCCATCGTGTGCAAGCGCTCCCGGATCGCCTCTTTCCGCTGGTGCTGGAGCGTCGGCAGGAGAGCTGGCTTCGTGAGTTGGGTTGGTTCGGGATAAATGGGGAAGTAGCGGGATAAATGGTGTAGTAAATGGTAGTTTACGCCCCATTCCCTCGCGCCCCACCCCTTTCTCCTCCGATCTTGCGCCATCGCGCGCCGCGTCCACGACCGCTAACCTCAAGCCGACCTTCACGCTTGAGCTGCTCAAGAATAGCCTTGATCCAATCCCGGCTGACGTTCGGGCAAACCGTTTCGAGCTCTGAAATGCTGAAGCTCCCCAGCATCCGCTCGATGGCGGTCACGACGATATCAGTCTTGCTGCCGTGGCCGGTGGAAAGCTGGCCGATCCGGCTTTCAAACTCGCGATAGGCGGCGAGGATCGTGCCAAGCCAATAGTCGATCCATGGCATGGGATCATGGCGATTCTCGTGCCATCCCTGCGAAGCGCGATAAAGCGTGTCGTAGTAGCTTTCCTTCGTCTGTTCGATCACCCGTTCAAGGCTGATGTAGCGGCCGATTTCATAGCCCTGGTGGTAGAGCGCCAGCACTGAAAGCAACCGCGCCATGCGACCATTGCCGTCGGCGAATGGATGAATGCACAGGAAATCGAGGACATAGAGCGCAACCAGAATGAGCGGCTCATACCGGCCATCTTTGAGGTTCTGCCTGAAAGCCTGATGCAGTTCCTGCATCGCACTTGGCGTCAGATGCGGCTCTGTCGGTCGGAAACGGATGAAGCGAGTTCCGTCTGGTCTGACTTCCTCAATCTCGTTCTGGACAGGTTTCCACATGCCACCTGGCACGGTCCCGTATTGCATGAGGTCGCGATGAAATTGCAGGACAACACGCTCGCTGAAGGGAATGTCAGAAGCGGCGCCATGGATGGTGGCCAGCACATCGCGATAACCGGCAATCTCGGCTTCCGACCTGTTTTGTGGTGCCGTCTTCTCGCGAATCAGCGCCTCGATTCGGCCACGCGAAGCCGTTACGCCCTCGATCCGGTTTGACGACTCGACGCTCTGAATCAACGCCACCTGGCGCAGATTTTCCAACTTCTCTGGCGCCTGGATACGGAAGAGGTCTTGCCGTCCTTTGTTCTCGCCAATCTGCCGGATGGTCTGAACAAGCGTCGGTGGCAGGACCAACTGGGCGAGAAAGTCGGGAGAGAATGACGACATAACCTATTCCATGGTCGGCGCGGCCGCCACAACGACCACCATGTGGGCGGTCCAGCCGCCGCCGTAGTGATAGGCGAGGGGGATGAAGTCGGTCACGCGCCCGGCTTCCTCATCCGCACGCCCGCACCGCCGCCGTTCTCGGGGATGAATTCGACGCCGGCGGCTTCAAGGGCGTCCTGCAGCGCGTCCAGCGTCCGCTCGTAAGGCTGACGCATCCCTCGTTCAAAGTCGGCAATCGTCTTCTTCGCCACCTTGGCGGCAGCCTCGAGGTCGTTCTGCGACCACTCAAGTAGCGCGCGGGCAGCCCGGCTTTGCGCCGGAGAAAGAGCCATTATGGTGTAACCTTACATCTTTGATGTTGACTATGGGTCGATGAAAGGTTACATCATAAATGTAACCTAACGCCAAGGCAACCCAATGCATTACATCGGCACCCGCCACCCACTCGCTGAGCACAACCCCCTTCGGTCCGTCCCCTTCATGCGCACCCGCGCCGAGGTGTTCGGCCCGACGCCGCTGGAGGCGGCCCAGATCAAGCTGGCGCAGCTCCGGAGCTACCTGCCGGGCCTGATCGAGGGCGTCGCCTATTCCTGCAAGACGACGCTGGCTGCGGCTAATCGGATGCCGAAGGTCACGCGGCGTCGGTGGCAGGCAAACGCCATGCGCCAGGTCAACGCGGCCCGTGCCCGCGTGCATGCCTGCCTCAAGGACATCGCGGCGGCCGAGGCCGAGCTGCGTGCCCTGACGCATTGAGGCCGCCATGCAGACCCGTGCAGCCCACTACCACGCCGCCGCCATGGCCTTCGGGCGCGTCCCTGCCGGCACCAGCCGCGCGGCGCTCGTCAGGCTCCATCGTGACCATTGCTGGCGCGCCAGCCGTGGGGATGCCGCTTGGCACCTGCGGCAGGCCGCCCGCCTGCGGATGCTGATCGCCGCCGCGTAACCGTCCCGCGCCGGGCGGTTCCCGGCATCCAGGCGGCACGAAGGAGATGGCCGTCCCCTCCGCGCCTCACCAAGAACAAGGAAATCCCCCCGTGTCCAAGGCTACATCCAGAACTATCCCGATCGTCGCCGCTTCGCCACCGAAGGCCGCGGCGATGGAACGTCCCGCCACCCGCCGCGACATCGCTGCCGGCGGCATCGCTATGCTGGTGCTCGCCGCCGCGGCGACCGGTGCGGCCAAGGCCGAGGAGTTGGACGGGCCGCTGCTCGCCCTCTGCAACGAGGCCTGCGACATCCACGCCGGCAGCATCCGCATCGAGGACGAATACGAGAGCAGGGGCCTCTCTATCCCCTATGAGACCGTCATCTGGCCGCGCACGGCCCGTTGGCACGACCTCTGCGCCGAGATCGTCGACACCCCAGCCCGGACGCCGAAGGGTATCCGCGCCAAGGCTCGCGTCCTGGCCGATGTCATCGCGCTCGACGAGCCGATGGTGGCCTCGCTGTGCGCCGATCTGCTGGGGAGGGCATCAGCATGAGCAACCGTGCGCAGTCGGCGCGCCCTACTCTGACGCCGAGCCTCTACGACATCGGGCGCCAGATCGTCGCGCTGGAGAACATCCACGACGCCTACGACACCGAGGAGCTTAAGCGGGATCTCCCCGGCGACAAGCGCCATGCCCTCGAACGGGCGAAGTCGCTCGTCTTCGCCCAAACGGAGGCCTTGGTCGACCTCGGGCTCGCCATGGTCCCGGAGACGGTGCCGGATGTGGTCGCGCAACTGGTGATGGTCGACCGGCGGCTTGACTGGCTTGTGGCGTGCGACATGCCGGCCGAGGAAATGAAGGCGATCGCGGAGGACGTTCTCCACGTCGTCCGCGCAGCCTTGCCATTGCTGGCCCGGGCCGGCGGGATTGCCCTGGACGACGTTTCCAACGCGGGCGGCAATTTTAGCGCGTGGGAACGCCTAGAGATGGTGGAGGTGCGCTGATGCCCCGCCGCAAGTCCGCCGCCGGCGCCACCCATAGCGGCGGCGCGTTCCCGTCTCCTCCCGCAATCCCTGAGCCGCCGGAGACTGACCGAGATCGGGCACTCAAAGCTGAAACCATGCGGCTGCTGGCAGAAATCAAGGAGAACCTCTACCAGCAGCATCTTGCCCGGGCGGTTAATCTCGCGCTGATGGCGCAGCGGCGCCAGGGACCGTTGGTCGAGTTCTTCGTGCAGCTTGGGCGCAAGTATGCCGATCTCGCAGACAATGGGCCGCAGAAGCCGCGGCTCCGCATCATTGATGGAGGCGGGGACCGATGACCTGCGTCTCTGGCGCCCCGCCCCGCATCACCCGCGCCGACATCCGCAAGCTGGCGCCTACGCTCCCCGAGCTGGTGGGCATCCTTGCCCGTAATTTCCCGCGCCTGCCATGGGCGGAGCGGATGAGGCTGCTAAGGCTGGCCGGGCGCGTCGTCCGCATCCGGGTCCAGTTGCTTTTGCTGGTCTGGACGTAGCCGCGGCATCCGATCGGCTACGGAACCCCGCTTTTAAAGCGGGGTTTTTCTTGCCGACACCGCTCTCCCCGAGATGCTTGCCACCCGGGCCGGGCATGGCCATGCTGACGGGATGTTCGCCATCACCGAGGCCGATGCTGCTGCGATTCGCGCCATCTTCGATGAGGAGGGCGAGCTGTCGGCGGCGATAGAGGTGCGCCGTCGGTTTCCGGGCATCACCGACAATGCGAAGGCGCGGGACTGCGCCAGGACGATCGCCGGATGGGCCCCACTGCCGCCGCCGAGCACGGTGACGCGGCTGCATCCCCGGAAGGGCGCATAGCGGGGCTTCCGGCAGTGCGAAACCCCGCCCTCACAGCTGGCTTTTAGAACTCACGCGCCCGTTACCTTCCGGAAGCCCGACCCAAAAGCACCGGGGATGCATTGGTCCATATATCCCGCTTACCTCCGTCGTTGCTCCGTCGCCTCTCTGGCGTTGCCCCGGCGCTGCTCCGGCGGTAGCCACCGCCGAAGGCGCGGGGGTGTAGCCCTTGGCCTGCCGCATGAAGGGTCCGACTATTGTCCGGCTGCTTTTGCGCTCTCCCGTTTCGCCCGCTCCGCCTTGTTCCGCTGAACCCGCGCCCAAACCCGGCGCACCGAGTTCCCGTTGGGTGGCAAGCCGCGCGATCCGACAACCCCGTCCTCGGCCATGATCTTAGCCAGCTCATCCCAGCCAACGCGCGCCAAGCCGGTCCCGCGCCAGTTCCGCAGCTCGTCGACCTGCTCATGGTTGTCCCAGAGCCAGCAAAAGACCGGCTCGCGTGTCAGATGGGGGTATTGCGCCGAGAGCTTGGCGAAGATCGCCTTGTCGGCGGCTGAGGGCCGGTCAGCCCGCTCGATATCTGCCGCGAGGGCCTTGAGCACCTTGGATCGTCGATCGGGCATGAGGCCGTCTCCTGGCGGATCGCAAATGGACGCTTCACCGTCCATGACACGCCCGTCTGGCGACCATTGAACGCCCGTCGATAGTCCACCGAAGTGCCGTCCAACGTCCATCGTGGTTCCGTCATCGTGGGATATATGGACCAATGCATCCCCGGTGCCGGCGCCTCCCAGTGCCTCAACAGTTCATGCGCTCGCGCGCGATGCTTGGCAGGGGCGCTGCCGGCATTCGCAGGTTCAGAGGGCGTCGGCTTTGGCCTCAGCCTGCAATGCTGACGCCAAGCCCTTCAGCCCGGCTTGCGCCTCGTTCCACAGATCATCGGGAATCAGCTCGCCACGCACCGTGATCAGCCTTTCACCCTCAATCACGACATCCGCGCCCGCCGCACGGATACGGCGCAGTAGATCGGCGCCGGGCTCTACCAGCGGTGGGACTACGGGCGTCACCGGTGGGGCGGCCGACCGGCTCTCTTCTACCTCGGGGCGTCGCTTCAGCCTGACGCCGAGACCCCCACCATTGTCAGGGAGAAACTCGATGCCAGCCGCTTCAAGGGCTGCCTGCATCGCAGCCAGCGTCGACTGGATCGGAACTGCGCGTCCTCGTTCGAAGCGGCGGACCGTTGCCTCGCCTACAGCCGCGGCCGTCGCCAGAGTTTCCACCGACCAGTTTAGGGCACCGCGTGCCATCCGAGATTGCTCAGGTCCGATCATGTGACCGAAATACGGTCATTCTTCAATCGGTGCAACTTGATGAGGTATCCAGCCTCGCGCGCGCGGGCGCACTTGGCGCGGAAATCGGGGTCAGCATCCATCCACCCCTCGACGGTCCTTCGCCCAGGCATATGCTCGTCCTGGCAGATCCGCCGCATGCTCTCGCCACTCGCCAGCCGCTCGCAGATCTCCTCGGCAATTTCCGGGGAGTAAAGACTAGGGCGACCGCGCTTGGGCATTGGCGTTCTCCGCAGCCATCGCGCACGCGCGCAAGGGGATGTCCCGCGGGACACGACGCGGAAGTCCGAACCAAGTCCCGCGTGTCCGAGGCGTGAGGCGGGCTGAGGGCAGTGTGGTGCTGGCGGCGGGCGACCACCGCGTTCCCGGAACCTGTTCGTCAACCTCCACACAGGCGCCTCCATCAACCTCATCGTGCGGAAGCGGCAGCTTGGCGTTGCCGTGCTGATGAACGGCACCATCGTGACGACGAATAAAATTGGCGCTTTCGTTGCGGATTCGTGGCGCGTCAGGTTCCTTGTAAGTCATTGAAATCATTATGCGTCAGGTCTGCGTTAGGTGCTCTGCGTCAGGTGCGTCAGGTGCATTCTAAGCGCTTGATTTCATTGTGCGCTCGGTCTGCGTCGGGTGCGCGCGCGCTGTCCCCCATACCCCCTATACGTAAGCGCGCCCTTTTGGGTCGACGCGCTTACGTAATGAAGGGGAAGAGAGATAGCCCGCGCAAAAGAGGGTTGCAGCCGTGGTGCCCGTCGTGACCGGCATACGGGCTCTATTCCGCTCGCCCGCACAAGCCACCCGAACAAGGGTAAAAAAGAATTGCGGCACGATGCCGTGTTTGGTATTCTGCGCGTCATGGCAACCAGTGGCCAAGTGATCGACCGATTCGCAACAGTGTTAGGGCTGGCGCCGTCCGCGCTGGACCGAGTACTGCGCCCTCTGCGGGAGGGCGGGCTCGCGCCAGCCGGATCGCCAGGCCGCAAGAGCCTGCAGGGTCACTATGAGCCCGTGCACCTCGTCAACGTGGTTTTGGGTCTTGCTGGCGCGCAGCTGAGCGAGGCAGCGGGCGCTGCTGCGGCACTCCGGCCGCTTGCCTGGACCGGCTCTGCGCCTTCGGCAGACTTCACTGGCCCGTTGATCCAGGGCGACCTGGGATCGGTCCTGGAGAACCTCATCACCACCGAGGACCAGCGTTTGGTGACCGCGCTTCCGCGGTTGGAAATCACGCTCTGCCTCAATCCGGTCGAGGCGATTCTGGACTTTCCTCCCATCGAGCCGGAGGGCAGTCACCACTCCGACTTTTACCAACTGCCGCAGGCCGAGCTTGACTACGGAATACCTGAAGCGCCTCCGAACCTTCGGCGCACCACGACGATCCGCGGTCCCGTGCTGATGGCCGCGCGTGATCTCTGGCGGGACACGCGGGAGTGGCTTGCGCTGAAGGCAATTGGCGAGAGCTTCAACGAACTCTTCGCCATCGACGACGCGCAGCGCGCGGCGAATCGCAAGTCCAAAAACGAAACCGGCGCAACCCCTGGCAGGGCGGCGCCGGCTAAACGTGCCCAAACCGTCGAGACGGAAAGGGGTGGCCCTGAACAAGCGCACCCTACGGAAAAGAGAAAAAACTCTCAACCGCTTTCCAGCTCGACGGCTCACTCATCCTCCACATTTAGGAGCCGAACCCGTGCTGAGCCCCGACATGAGGCCGATTACCGAGCTGCCCTCTAAGCTCACCGCGTACGCAGGCAAGCCGTCGCCGCCGTATCGCAAGCTTTGGGAAATGGTCGTCCAGGGGGCAATTCCCGCCGAGCGACATAATGGCCGATGGCACTTCGCCGAAGCCAATGTCCCCGCCATCGCGACGGTAATCGGGCTGACGCGGGGCGAAGAAGCACCCAAGAAGCGCGCGCGAGCCGCATAGAAAACCCCGCAACAGGCCGGCAGCAACGGCATGTGCGGGGCTTGGAGCTTTGCAGATTAGGACTAGGACGAAAGTCTTACTACCGCAGTTCGCTCCTCTGCTCAAGCGCTGCTTCGCCGGCTCCGACTAGGAGTCGTCTATTGTCCAAGAGCTTCTCGGTTTCAGATCGCCAAGGGGGTGTTCCGCTCTATGCGCGCCCGCGAGATGAGCCTTCTCGCCTTGATAGACTTGCGGATGCGGAACTGCAGTTCGGCCATCACACCGCCGCTGAGCGGCTGTCTCGGCTTGCTGCCGAGCTGCGGGAGGCGCACGCATGAACCGCGCTCAGAGACGCGCGTCGAAGGCACGCAGCACGCTTCAGGCCTGCACACCCGAAAACTTGGCTCAGGCTGCGGTAGCAGCTGACCAAGCGGGCCAGCCAGGTGTCGCTGAACTGATGCGGCAGGTGCGCCGCGGCGGGTTGGCGCTGTTCTTCAATTCCGACCGCACGCAGACCGTCACTGTTGAGGAGCTGAACCAGGCGCAGAGGCCTACGATCGTCGTCGTTGGCGACGACGACTACCAATCAACTGGACCCGCCGGCTGGCGCTGCTCGGCAACCGTCGCTGAGTGGGCAGCCGCGGCCGTAATCCATGCCGCCGGCGCCACGGCGGACACCTATGCTGAGGCGGCGAAAGCGGCTCGGTTGCTCGGGCGCGCGGTGCTCATCGAGACCGACACTGCGAATGCATTGGCGTGGGCCAAAGTGTTCGAGCCGAAACGGGTCCTGATGGTCCTGCCGAAAGACGGTCCGCACCCGATCATGCCGCCGCGGAGTGCGGTGCATTGAACGCCCTCTATGACGGGTGCGGCGAGCCAATCTTCGCCGAACCGCTCCCGCCCGCGCGCTTTGCCGACACGGATCACTGCATAGTCACCTTCGATCGTTGGCAGCATCCGGTATGGGAAGGCGGTGGCATCGACCTGATCCTGCAGATCGAGGAGACGACAGAGCCTCTCCCACCGTACTATCTCGATCGTCTCTCGACCTGTCTGCGGTGCGGTGGCTTCATCGCGGTGCATGGCCCCGATGCTGAGGCCGTGGCTGAAGTGGTCGAGACAATCACTGCCGCTGCTGAGGTGACGCAGTGAGCACATCTCAGCCCAGCATCGTGGCCGAACTGGTCGCGCGCTGCCATAGCAACCCGGCACCGCTCTCAGCCTGGGAACGCAAGTTCCTTGATGAGGCTGCCGAATGGGATCGGCCGCCCTCGCCGAGGCAGCTTGCGACGATGGAGCGGATCGCGAACCGTATTGCACCGTCCGAAATAGCGCTGATGCTGGCGGAGCGCATGGAGGACGTGGCGATGGCGCTCCAGGGCGATCCGCCGACCTATCGGCACGGAAATCAGATCCGGTACGGCACCCACTTTTCCCTATCGATTGAGGTCAGGGGGCAGAAGCGCGGAACGTGGTGCGCACATGACGATGACAAGAAAGGTGGAGACGCGCTCGGCCTTGTCGCTTACCTGCGCGGTCAGGGCGCGGCCGACGCAGTGCAGTGGGCGAAGCGTTTCCTCGGCATAGGCGATGGCGAGCCGTTGCCCCCGGTGTTGCCACGCGCAGCGAGACCCGAGCCAGAGGCTAAACCGACGCTTCCGCTGGCCCGCACCATGTGGGCCGAGGCCACATCGGCCGCCGGCACACTGGTGGAGCGCTATCTTCAGTCTCGCGGCCTGACGCTGCCACTGTCGCCCGTCCTGCGGTTTCACCCGGCCTGCGCAAGGGGCAAGGAGCGGCTGCCGGCGATGGTCGCGCTCATGACCGATCCCGCTACGGCCGAGCCGGTGGGCGTGCATCGCACCTTTTTGCGCCCAGACGGCCTCGGAAAGGCTGAGGGCCAGGCGAAGATGATGCTCGGCGGCTCCGGCGTCGTCCGCCTCTCGCCCGATGACGAGGTGACCATCGGCCTGGGCCTGGCCGAAGGCATTGAGACGGCGCTCTCCGTCATGCAGGAGGCGGGCTGGTCGCCGGTTTGGGCATGCGGCAGCGCGGGCGCCATCTCCACCTTCCCCGCGCTGCCCGGCATCGAGGCCCTAACAATCTTCGCCGATGCCGATGCGAACGGCGCCGGCATCAAGGCCGCCGGGGCGTGCGCGGCCCGATGGGCGGAAGCCGGTCGGGAGGTCATCGTTCACTACCCGCGTGCTGGCGGGATGGACTGGAACGATGTCGCGCGGGGTGCCGCTTGATGGACCGCGGCAGCCCCGAGGAATTCTTCCGCCAGCACGGGACCAGCGAGAGGTTCGTGCCGCAGGACGAGGCACCTGACGCCGATGCATCACCACGCCGTGGCCGGGCAAGGGGGCAAGGAGAGACACCGAAACCTCCGCCGCCCCCGATCGAGCCGAGGCTCGTCTTCCCGAGCTCGCTCCGTGGCCTGCCCATCCCCGAAATGGAGTGGATCGTCGACGGCTGGATACCCATCGGCGACGTGACGCTGCTCTACGGTGATGGGGGCGTGGGCAAGACCTTGCTCGCTCAGGAGCTGATGGCATCCACGGCGATCGGCGCACCATGGTGCACGCTGCCAGCGCGCCGCTGCAAGTCCCTGGGCGTTTTCTGCGAAGATGACGACGATGAGCTGCACCGTCGTCAGGATAGCATCCAGCGCTTTCTAGGCACCGACTTTCACGACGACCGCATGGACAACATGTGCTGGTGGACGCGCAAGGGTGAGAACAACCTCCTCTGCACCTTCGACTATGAGGGCGTCATCCAGCTCACCCCGCTATATTTCGCTATCCTGGATGCGGCAAAGGATATGGGCGCGCGACTGGTCATCCTCGACACGGCGGCAGACCTCTTCGGCGGCAATGAAAACGACCGCGGCCAAGTCCGCCAGTTCATGGGCTCTCTGTCCCGCCTCGCCATGGCCATCGGGGGCGCCGTCGTCATGTGCGCCCACCCCAGCAAATCGGGTATGGCGGTTGGCGGAAGCATGGACAGCGGCTCAACCGGCTGGAGCAATTCCGCCCGGTCCCGCCTCTCCCTGGAACGCCTCAAGGCCGATGGCGAAGAGCCGGTCGATACCAACGAGCGCATCCTGACGAAGCGGAAGGCCAACCGATCAAGCATCGGCGAGGTTATCAAGCTCCGCTGGCACGATGGTGTCATAGCCTCGCCACAGGTGTCGGGGACCGCCTCCTCGACCGTGCAGGCGGATGCTTTGGATGCGGACAAGACGTTCCTCGCCATCCTGAACCGGTGCACGGGGCAAGCAGTCTACGTTACTCATTCGCGAAACGCGGGCAACTTTGCACCCAAAGTCTTCGCCAAACAGCCCGATCGGTCCGGCTTCACGATCAGGGAATTTGATGCGGCGATGCAGCGGCTCATCGCGAATAACGTCATCCGGGTTGAGACTTACAGGAGTGCCAATCGTCACTTTCGCGACCGCCTGGCCGTGGTCACCAAGGACCACGACGATTAAAATCGGGCGCACGATTACCATCCAGAGAGAGCGCGTTGACCCTGTCTATCGTGATGGGTTCTGAAATATTACGGCAGTATTATGAGCAATTGGGGATTTTTCTGCGATCAATCTAAGCGTCGATATGGCGAAAAACCTAGTGCAGAACGGTAACTGTCTTGTCGTTACTACCAAAATAAACGAAAATGTCGTTAGCAGCATCGTGTTATTATCACTTTTGAGGGTTTTTATGTGATGATTAGCTTCAAGGTTAATCGGGCAGCGAACAACAACAAGAGGAACACCGGCTCCGCGCTGCAAGCTCGGGAAAACCGAGATTCTGCGGCCGAAGTCGACACGCTGATGACGCTGAACGATGCTGTGCTGAGGGCCTATGGTTACACCTTGGGCACGAGCGAGACGGCTCAAGCGCGGCGATACACGATCGCAGACCGTGAGGCTGCCGCGGCGGCGCTGCTCGATCGTGTTGCGTCGATGGGCATCGGGCGGTCCGGCGACACACCGCGTGTGTCGTAATGAGAGACCATCTCGCGCCAGGTGTTGAGGGCGCCTACTGATGGCCGCCATCCCTGACACAATCGTCCTGCCGTCCGTCACGCCGCGGATCGACGCGCCCGATACGCAACAGGACGTGCAGCCTCTTGCGGCGGAAGGGCTGCAAAAGATCGGCGATGCTTCACTCAAGACCGGCCAGTTTTTTGGCCAGCTTCAGACCACAGACGTGCTGAATCAGGCTGGCAGCCAAGCTGACGCGGTTCTCGACCACGTCATGCAGCTCCGGGGTCAGGATGCGTTGACCGCAATCCCCGCCGCGCAGAAGCAGGTTCAAGACATCTACAGCAAAGCTCGCTCTCAATTAGGTTCGCTTGACCAGATCGGACAATTTGACCAGACGGCTGGTCAGATGGTCACGCGCTATTATGGGCGGTATTTTGCGGAAAAGGGGCAGGAAGCTCAGGTTGAATATGCCGGCGCCACCAATCAGCAGCTCGTGGATACTTCCAATCATCAATCATACGCGGCGACGACCTTAAGCGATCCCGCGGCGTCGGATGCGAGCTTTCAAGATTCGCTCAAAACCGGCAGATCGGCAGCCGTTCAGGCAACCCAGCTCGCAGGAAATGAGAAGGACCCTGCAATCGTCACCGACGCGGTGCGCCAAAGCGATAGCAGGCAGGCGTCGATTTTTATTGAGGGGTGGTTGAACAAAAACCCAACCGTTGGTGCGCAGTTCCTTCAGAAATACGCGCCGATGCTTGACCCACAAGCATACCAGACGCTGTACCGGGCCGCGCGAAGCGCCACGTTGCCGATGGACTCCAATGCCATTGCGGACGGGGTTCTCGGCATTGCCGGGCCGCAGGCGACCAGCGGCGGAACTGCCGCGACGGGTGGTCAGCGTCCGGTAAACAACCCCGGCAATCTTCGGGTGCCAGGATCAAAGACTGACTTTCAGCAATTCCCAACCCAGCAGGCCGGGGTCCAAGCGCTTCAGGATCAGCTTATCCTTGATAATAAGCCGGTCGCGCAAGGTGGCCATGGCTTAACGACGCTGGCCCAGATCATAGGCGATCCAGTCCATGGATGGGCGCCTTCCACCGAGAACAACACTGCGGCGTATATTGCAAACGTCTCGTCGTGGACGGGTATTGACCCAAACAAACCGATCGACCTTTCTGACCCAGCAACACGTAATGCCGTGACTGCCGCGATCATCCGGCAAGAGGGTGGGAGCAGAAGCGCCGGCGGCGCCCAAGCGCTTCAGGAGATGGGTGCAAATTTGCCGGCTCTGATGGACCAAGCCGGCCAGCAGGCGATGAAGCTGCATCCGGACGATGCGGACAACGCCTATCAATCGGCGTCCTATGCGGTCTATCGCAAATACCAATCGATGGTTGTGTCCAATGACGCGGCACAAAAGGCCAACCTGTTGACCGTGGCCAATGCGGTGACGCAAGGCAAGTTCACCGATCCGGATCAGATTTTTAAGGCGGGCGGTGCGACTGCGCAAGCCTGGGTCAACTTGGATCCTGACGCCCGAGCTACGGTGTTCACGCTGATGAAGCACAATCTGCCGGGTGCCGATGTCGTTTGGTCGCCGCAGGCGCAGTCCATGAGCGATCAGCTTGTTGGGCTTTCGATCACCGATCCGGCGGCGTTTCGGAAGGTCAACCTGCTTGATCCGCATTACCTTGATGTGATGCCGCACGACATGATCAGCGCTCTGTCCAATCGGCAGACGGATGCGATGGCGACCGCGTCGAGAGGGGTAAGTGATGACGATATTCGCTCGGCGCTTTCCTTCGTTTCGCCGCTGGCAATTTCTGGTGGCATCAATCCCAAGGCGATAGAGGGCACGTCGGATTACCAGACGTATCAGCAGTTCGTGGGGGCCTTCACGGCCGATGTGAGCGCCTATTTTGATCAGCACAGCCGGATGCCGGACGCCGCGACGCAACAGCAAATTGCACGCCGCCTTCTGATCAAGGGAACGGTCGCCGGAACAGGCAGCATGTTCTTCGGCCCAAAGTCCGAATATCTGTTCGAGGCCGAAGGTCAGGGCGGCAATTTGCCGGGCTTTCAGGCAATCATACCGCCGGATCAGCTATCGGCGATCAATACGGCCTACAGCAAGATGTACGGGCACCCGCCAGACATGGCGACCGCGACGCAGCTGTATCTTGAGTCTCTGGCGCCCAAACCCCAATGAGCGGAAACGAAACCGATCTGCCTGACGTGGAGCCGGAAGCGCTTGTGCCGTCGGCCGGTTCTGGGGTGCCGTCGCCCGCGCCGGCTGCGGCGTCCGGTGGTGGTCTGCCGCCAAACATCACACCCGGGGATGCCGAAGAAGCGGGCTCTGCGGGTGCCACGCCGCCGCCGCCGCCGGCTAAACCGCAGGTGCAGCCAGCCGCACCGCCAAATGCCTTGGCCGCGTCGGGTGCGGGAGTGCCGCTACCGACCAGCCCTGACTTTTGGACTGCGCAGATCGCGCGCATGGCGGACCAGCAACGCGGTCAGGCGACATCGAACCTGGTCAGTGCGCAGGACGTGGATCCTGACAAGGCGGCAGCTGCCCGCACCTTGGCGCCGTTGCTTGGACTGCCGGCAGTTGCCATGGAGGACAATCCATCATTCTGGCAGCAGCAGGCGGATTTGCGGGTTGCGCGGGGTGTCATGAGCACCGATCAGCAATTGCAGAAATGGCTGGCATCGGATCCAGGCAACGCCAAGGTTGCGCAAGGCGACGTTCCGCAGCTTGGGCTGATCGGGCGGCTGTGGAACGGGTTCAGTGAAGGCTTCACGCAGTCAATGTTGGAGCAGCGCATCGGCGAGCTTGGGTTTTCGGAGCAGACTGGAACTGCTTCCCCAAGGCAGATAAACCTTCTCCAAACGTTCAAAGAGCAGGCCGCCGCGCAGCCCAAAGAAAAGGGCACGGCCGCGCATATCGGTGGATTTTTGGGTGGCACTGCTCAGATGTTTGCCAACGCCCTGCCGGAAGCCGCTACGGGTGCCGCGTACGGCGGCGTCACCGGGGCTTTTGGTGGCGCTACGGCCGGTGGTGTCGGCGCGATCCCTGGCGCGATCGCGGGCGCGATTGGTGGCGGAGTGTTTGGCCTTACCGCCGGCATCGCTGGGCAAAGCGCCATTGAAACTTCCGGTCAGACGTATGACACGCTCAACGATGCGAAGGACAAGCTCGGTCGGCCAATTCCGGAGTCCACCAAGCAGGCGGCCTCAGTGCTGTCTGGCGTGGTCACGGGCGCTTTGGCGCTGGCTGGCGGCAAAGTGCTCGGCGCGCCGGCCAAGGCGCTGGTAGCGCCTTTCGTGCGCGATGTTGCGGTTGAGGCGGCGACGCGCCCGACATTGGCGCGAGCGCTCGGCACCTTCGCCAAAAGCGCAGTCAAAGCCGGCGTGACGGGTGCGCTGGTCAACGGCGGGATGACGGCGACGCAGTTGATTGCGCCGCAGGTTGCGGAGGCTGTCACGTCGCCGGATTTCGAAACGGCCGCCAACGATCCCGAGATGCGCCAGCAGCTGATAAACCAGATTGTCGACTCCATGGAGCAGGGCGCGCTCGCTTTTCCGCTCATGGAATTGCCCATGCGCGGGGTGAGCCTCTATGCCGATGTGGTTCGGGCTCGCGCTGCCGCCCGCAGCGCCGGCCAATGGGCGCAGATGAGCGATGCTGCGGGCGCCAGCAAAACCCGCCAGCGCGCGCCGGATGCTTTTTCGGCGCTCATGCAGATGCACGCTAGCGCCGGGGACGTGGACAGCATCTATGTCCCTGCCGACCGTGTGGCTGAACTCTATCAGGGCATGCAGACGCGGCCTGGCGATGCGCAAGACCCGTTTGCCTTCGTGCCGGACATGCAGGAGCAGATGGACCAGGGTTTGCTGACCGGCGGGGATGTGCAGATCCCGACCGCGCAGTTTGTCGCGCACCTTGCCGGAACGGACATTGAGCGCAACTTGCGTCCTGATATCCGTTTTGCCCCGGATGGCTTTACGTTGCGTGAGGCTTTGGAGCTGCAAAACCATCCGCCGGCCGATCTGACTGGCTTGACGGATGAAGATGCCGGCGATGTGGGCGTCGATCATCGGGGCGCGGCAATCCAAGCGGTCAAGGCCGACATCACCGATCAACTGCGCCGCGCGGGGTTCACCCCAAACGTTGCCGAGCAATACGCCACGCTGATCGCAGCGCGGTATGGTGCGCGCGGTGATGATTTTGCTCAGTCGCCTCTGGATCTGTATCGACAGGAAGGCCTGCAGGTGCTGCGGGAGGATCAGCCGCGCGTTGGTCCCGCGACCTATAGCGGGATTGACGAGGCCATAGACAGCTTGCGGCGCGGCGACAGGCAGCCAAGCGACCGGCAACTCTATGGTCCCAGTCTGCTTGAATACCTGACCGGCGGCTCATCGGGCCAGGGCATGAACCGCGCTCATGAGCTTTCCGAAGGCGGCCGGCGCGAAGCGGCCGGCGGTATCCAAGATACGGGCGGCGATATTGCCGCGATGGGCGGAAACGACTGGCACCGTGGCCAGCCGGGTCGGCGCAAGCTGATCAACCCGGAGGGCATGCGCATTGAGGAAGCAGCTCAGCGGGCCCATGACGCAGGTTATTTCCCGGACCATCCGGACGTGCCGGACATCAATGAGTTTTTGTCGGCGTTGCAGGATGAGCTGAACGGGCGGCAGCGCTATGTGCCGCCGGAAGGTGAGGCGCTGAAACGCGAGCAAGCGCGGGCCATTTCCGAGCAGCTGCGGCAGTTTTTGGATGAGCGCGGCATCAACATCAAGACCGCTACCAATGCCGAAATCAAGCGCGCGCTTGATGAGGCTCAACAGGGCGGCGGCGTGCGTCGTGAAGGCATTGCCGAGCGTGCTGGTGAGCCCCCCGCCGCCGGCGCGCAGCGGCCGTCTGCGCCTCAAGCGCCGGCTGCCACCAGGGCTGCGCCTCGCGTCATCACGCTCAAGGACCTGAAGGCGTTGAACCTGACCGGCGGCGCAAACGAGGAAGTGGACGGAGAAGGCATGGCGGCCGATTTTGCGCGCATCATCAGGGAGGCGAACGAACGCGGCGAGACGGTAACGTGGCGTGAAGACGGCGAGCGGCCGCAGGTGTTGCACACCGACTCGGCGGGCCGGGTGCGCAATGATAAGGGCCTGCCCGTTGGCTGGATGGGCGCACTGACGCACCCGACTACGCGGCTTGAGATTACGCCGCGGGATGTCACGCTCAACCAGCCGGATGGCAGCTTTGGTATGCGGGGGTCGATCACGCTCGGCAGCGGTGAGCGGATCGTGCGTCTGTTCAAAGGTTCCGACCGTTCGACGTTTTTGCACGAGATGGGCCATCAGTTCCTCGACGAGCTTCTGCGTGATGCGATGCGCGATGACGCGCCGGATGATCTTAAGGCCGACGCCGCAACGGTTCGGAAATGGCTCGGCCTAAAAGATGGCGAGATGCCGGGCGTCGATGGCCACGAGAAGTTCGCCACCGGGTTTGAAACCTACCTCATGGAGGGCAAAGCGCCGTCCGTTGAGCTTCAAACGGCTTTCCAGAAGTTTGCGGCTTGGCTGACGCGCATCTATCGAACAATTGTCGCCATCGGCTCTCCGATTACGCCGCAAATCCGCGGTGTCATGGATCGGCTGCTTGCTACCGATGACGCGATTGCCGAGGCAAAGCGCGGTTTGAATTTGAACCCGGTTTTCAAAACGGCAGAAGATGCCGGCATGACTAAAGGCGAGTTTGCCGCCTACACGGCCATTATACGCAAAGCGCAGGCTCAGGCCCATGATCAGGTGCTCAAACGCACGATGCGGACGGAAGCGCTCAAGGACAAGCTGGCGTGGACAGCGGAGTCCGATGCTGTCCGACCTGAGATTGAACAACAGGTGAAAAGCCGGCCAGCGCTGCAAGCGTGGCATCTTCTGGCCTACGGCCGCGACATCCTTGATCCTGACCGCGAGGTGGCAGCCACCAAGCTTGATCTGGCGGCAACGCGCAATATCCTGGGCGCGTCATTCCCGCGTCTGCCGCGCGGTTTGACGGCGAAGGAGGGCGGCATTCACCCCGATGCGCTGGCCCCGGCCTTTGGCTACGAGTCCGGCGAAGCGATGCTGCGTGACATCGTGAACGAAAATGTGGGCCGCGAGGACGCTGCGGTGCAAATGGGCCGCGCTCTGCCGCTGAACAAGTACATCGCGGCCCTGGTGGATCAGGGCATTGATGAGCAGCTGGAACAGTTGTTCGGGGATCCTTTGACCGATGGCACGGTGGAGGAAACCGCGCTTGCTGCCGCGCATAATAAGGGGCAGCGCGACGTTTTAGCCGCCGAGATGCGCCAACTCGGAAAACAGGCTGGTCAGGAACCACCCTATACGGTGCAGCAGGTGACGCAGTGGGTTCGTGCGTCGCTCGCCGACACGCCGATCAAACACGCCATTAACGTCGCAAAATACCGAAAAGCTGAGGCGCAAGCCGGACTTGAGACGCAGCGTTTTCTGCTGGCTCGTAAGCCAATTGATGCTTTCAAGGCCAAGCAGCGCCAGATGATTGCTCACGTGTTTGCGACCGAAGCCGAGCGGCTTCAGAAAGATTGGCAAATTACGACGACCTATTGGCTAAACGTGGCCAAGGCGGCGACGCGGTCTGGGACTGCCCAGCCATTTGTTGATCAAACGCATGGCATCCTTGAACGGCTTGGGATCAATGTTCGGCGCGACCCGGGCGAGCTATCGCGGGCTCTTGCGGGTAAGCCCTTGGCAGATTTCCAAGATGAGCAAAACCGACTTGGCGTCGATCTTGTAATTGCGGATTTCCTGCGCGATCAGGCATTTCGACAGCACTACCAGACCTTGACATCGGACCAATTTCAAGCCGCGCGCGATGCGGTCAATTCATTGTTGTACGTCGGCCGCCGGCAGAATTGGGCCGACGTGGACGGCCGCCGCGTGGCCTTGAATGAGCTGGCGGATCAGATCGCGGATTCGACTGCCATGCTGCCGAATGTGGTGCGGCCCACCGCTTACATCACGCCGGGCGCCGTCGAAGGTGGGATGCGCGCTGCCAAGGATCTGCTCGCGAATGGTTTGGGCGGGTTGCGCATGGTGGAACATTTGCTGGTGCAGCTCGACGGCGGCAAACCGGGGCCGCTTCATGCCGCCCTGTTCGCGCCGATGAAGCGTGCGGCCGAGGTAAAGCGTGGGTTCATTGAGCTAAAAAACAGCCTCCTGAAAGAAGCGCTCGATGCGATGCCGGCCGACTACAAGGCCACGCTCAAGAACTTGGTTGAGGTACCCGGTCTGACCGACCCAAAGACCGGCAAAAACATTGTCCTGACCCGTGACAATTTGCTGGCCTTGGCGATGAACATCGGCAACGCCGGAGAGGATTCTAACCTCGAAAAGCTTGCCGCCGGCTTTGGCTGGGAACCTGAAGCCATCATTCCTGCGCTTAATGAGGTCATGACCAAGACCGACTTTGATTTTGTGCAACGTGTGGGCGACCTTTACGAGCGGTTCCGCGATCCGCTCGACCAGATGAGCCGTGAAATGACGGGCGTTGGCCTAAAGTTCGTAGAGCCAACCCCGTTCTCGACCCAGTTTGGCGATTATCGCGGTTGGTATTTCCCGATCATTTATGACCGGTTCGAAAACCCAGACGTGTTCATGAAAGAGGACCCGTCCAGCCCCTTTGGGGGGAGCCAGTACTTCCGTGCCACCACAAGGTCAGGCAGCACCATAGCGCGCACCGGATACAAGGGTCGGCTGGAGTTTGATTTGCGCAACGTCGCGACCAGGATCGACCAGACTTTGCACGATATCGCTTTCCGCCGCGCTGTGTCCGATGCCTATAAAGTGCTGACCCATAAGCGCATCCGGCAAACCATCATCGACAAGGCTGGTCAGCATTCGTACGATTACCTCAACGACTGGCTGCGTTCCGTCGCTCGCAGTTCGAATGTCGATGACAAGGCGGTTCAGGGTCTAAACCGGGTGATGCGCTATTTCAGGAGCGGGCTTGGCTCGACCTATATCGCCTTCAACCCGATCACGGCATTGCTGCATGGGCCAACCGCATTTTTGCACGGTATGGGCGAGGTGGGGATAAAATACTGGACGGGCGCCGCGCGCGATCTTATGGGCTCGCTGTTTTCGTCGGGAGAGTCGCAAAAATTCGTCCAGGACAACTCTTATGAGGTGAGGACATACACGCAGCACCTTGGCGAGCAGTCAGCTCAGAACATGCGTCGGTTGCTTGCTCAGGATACTTTGCTCGCTAAAGCGCGATCCAAGGGCGAGGTGCTCGGCGACTACGCACTGAGCAAAATGCTAAATATGTCGGCGCATGTGGTCTTCTTGGCGCGCTATCGGCAGGCGATGGACGAAGGCATGACTAGCGCCGAGGCCGCGGCTGAGGGCGACCGCGCGGTGCGCTTCGCGCATGGCGGAAAAGACACGATGGACCAAGCGGCGCTCTTCCGCGCGAACAATGAGTTCGTGCGCAGCATGGTTCAGTTCGGCAGCTTCTTCAACACGATGTTCAACCGATCGGTCGATATCGTCAATACTGGCGCGCGTGGCGTGCGCTCGTATCGGGCTGGCGATGTAAAGGATGCTCGGCGCGATTTTGCCGACGTGATGGGCAAGGCGTTCACTTATTGGTTCCTGACCTCGGCGCTCGGTGCTGGCGTGCGCGGATATATCCAGGGACAAAAGCCTCAGGATGAAAGCTGGCCGGCCTACTATGCTGAGATGTTCGGCCTCGACATGACATCCATGGTGCCGGAATTGGAGCAGACGGCATCGCTCATGTTCGGCGTGCACAGAAGCACCGTTTCAGGAACTCCGGTGACGCAGGCGTTTGAAGAACTGGGCGGTGCGATACGGAATATGTATCACTTGGCTGAGGGCATTCCGATGTCAAAGCGCTGGCTCCAAAACGATATTGAGGCCGTTGGGACGTTCACCCATCTGCCGGGCGGCCTCGTGATTGGCCGCGCCGCCCAGTCCGTGCTCGATGATCTCGACGGCGACGTTGACCCGCAAGGGTTCACTGGATTCGTGAGAGGCCTGCTCTTTGGGCCACCGAAGGGCAGCTAGGCCTGGGGCGTCATGATGCTCAGACCAGATCAGCCGCTATGGTCCAACGAACGCGCCGATATTCGCTACAACTGTTGCAGACTCATATTCACCAAGCGGGATTAATGGAGATGGCGGAAAGCGATTGGCTGCGACCAAAACAAGCGGCGAACTACCTGGCAAATCTCGGCTGCTTTTTTAGCCCCAGGACGCTGTCGAATCTCCGCAGCAACAACAATGCCGGGAAGGGGCCGCCGTTTGTCCGGTCGGGCTCGAAAACGATCCGCTATCTCAAGTCTGATCTGGAAGAGTGGGCACGGAAACAAGTGGTGAGGATCGAGTGAGGGGACGATGAACCCTGGCCACATGGTGTGCCGCAGGATGTACTGCCATCGATACGCAGTCTCTACCCGCCCGTTCGGACTCTGGTGACACCCACCAGCCGGCGCTCAGGAACGGGCGGGGCTGATGGAAATAGCTTTAGGCCGGCGTCGCTCGCCTCAAGGATAGCCTCAGGATAAGCGGCCAGGGCCAGCGCGAGCGGCTCCTTGAACTTGGCCTTGAACTGCCGAACGTGCTGGTAGCCGCCGCCGAACTGGTCGTGCAGCGCTTTCCATGTGATCGCCGTCGGCTTGGACAGCTGGTGCAGGCGGTAGGCCAGCCACACGTAGATATCCAATGCCATGCTGCGGTGCCCGATCTCTCGGATGGCCGCCTCGCGGACGGGCAACGGATGGTCGATCAGGCTCTGGAAGAAGCCCTCGTCCAGCCTGACGGCTTCGCGCCAGAATTGGAGCTGGTCGGTGTCCCGGCTGGGCAGGATGGGGGGTCGGCGCACGATTTGTCCAGGTTGCCGCATCGCGGGCTGACAGTGGTGGTCCGGAGGTTCTCGGATGGAGCCAAGTTGCCAAACTAAGCTTGATTGGCGTGCGGATTGCGGTGAGCCGCCCTCTGGGCGCGATCTTGGAGTTATCCACAACCCCTACCTCCCAACTACCGGAAAGAGTCTATCGGTGAGTCTATAGGTTGGGGGGGTGATCCGCCGCACCTAGAGGGGGGTGATCCGCCGAACCAGGGGGGGGTGATCCGCCGTGCATAACTCGCTTCGTCCACACCTTGGA